CGCTGTTCTACGACCCCGCCACTGGCCTGCCCAGGAACACCGGCGGCTCGGCCATCGACGGCGTGACCGCCGCGATCGACCTCTACGGCCGGGAATACGACTGGCTGATGGGCATCAACCGCGGCTCGCTGGGTAACCTGCTGCCCGCCCGCTGGTGGGGCCTTGAGCGCGCCGGCATCCGCGAACCGATTACCTGAGGAGTGAAGCCATGACCGATATCAGCGCCCAGGCGCTCGCCCTGCTGTCTCCCCTCGCGATCGAGGCGCGGGACTTGAAGGACGCGCTGCGCACTGCCCCCGCGCCCGATGACGAAGCCGCCGAGCGCTACGGTGAGGCCCGCGCGCACCTCGGCGCCGCGATGATCCAGCTCCTCGAAATCGATCGCCGCCTCGGCGCGATCCTCACCCAGGCCGAAGACGATGCCTGACGCTCCCCGCACCCTCGGCCCCGCCGGCAAGACCCTCATCAAGAAGTGGGAAGGCTGCGCCGAAAAGCGCAAGGACGGCATGTTCGAAGCCTACCCCGACCCCGGCAGCGTTGACGGCAAGCCGTGGACGATCGGATGGGGCTCGACCGGTGCCGACATCCGCAAGGGCGTGGTGTGGACGCAGGCGCAGTGCGATGCCCGCTTCGATGTCGAGATCCAGAAGTACGTCAAGGAGGTCGCGGCCTTCATCGGCGCGGCCCCGACGACGCAGAGCCAGTTCGATGCGCTGGTCTCGTTCCACTACAACACCGGCAAGATCCGCTCGGCCACGCTCGGCAAGCTGCACAAGGCGGGCAACTTCGCGGCCGCGCGGGGCGAGTTCGGCAAATGGATCTACAACGACAAGAAGCCGATGAACGGCCTCAAGTCGCGCCGCGCAGACGAGGCGGCGCTGTACGGCGCCGCGCCGTGAACCAGGCAGGGGTATAATGGAACACTTCTCCTTCTCCGACTGGCTCACGTCGATCGGCTATACCGTGCTGGCCTCGGTCGGCGGACTGCTCGGCTACGTCATGCGGGAGCACGACAAGGGCAACGAGCTGAGCGGGTGGCGGGCGCTGACCGAGGCCGTCTCCTCCGGCTTCGTCGGCTTCCTCGTCATGCTTCTGTGCCGCGCCATGTCGCTCGACCCGCTGTGGTCGGGCTTTGTCGTGGGGATCTTCGGGTGGCTCGGCGCCAACGTCTCCATCCGCCTCCTCGAACGCATCGTCTACGAACGCCTCGGCATCAAGCTACGGGCCAACACCGAAACGCGGGTCGCCGCTGCGAAGCACAGGGAGAACGCAACCCAAGGAGAAGAGCCGTGATCACGTTGTTCAAGCAATTCCGATCCCAGATTTTCGCCATGGTCGGCGTCCTGGCCGTGTGCGGGCTCGGCGCCACTCTCATCGCCTGGCTGCACATCCAGCGGCAGAACGACCAGCTCGAGGCGAAGGAAGCCCAGATCGGCGAGCTGGTCACCACCAACAAGGGGTGGGCTGCACATGCGGCCGAACAGAACCGGCTCCGCGCGCTGGAGCAGCGCAACGTCCTGCTGCTCGAGGACAAGCTCGCGCTGATCGAGCAGCAGAACACCGCCGCCGCCACGCAACTCAAGGAATTGGAGGCCAGCAATGCCGAGGTCAAAGAGTACATGTCTCGCCCTATCCCTGCTGATCTGCGCCGGCTGCTCGACAAGAAGTGAGATCGCTTCGCCGCCGCCGTCGATCTACCAGGGCGTCCCGGCCGGGCTCATGACGCGCTGCGTTGTCCAGGACGTCGAGCTGGTCTCGACCGGCGACATCGTCGAGAGCCGCAACCGCTACAAGACGGGCTTCGAGAAATGCGCCGCCAAGGTCGACGCGATCCGCGATCATGATGCGAAGGCGCGGGCCGGGGCGCCCGCTGCGGAACCAGTCTCGCCGTGAAAGACCAGGAAGACATCCCGGCTGACCTGTCGGAGCTGATCCGCCTCGGCACGATCGCGTCCGTGGATCTCGGCGCGCGGCGCTGCACCGTGCTCTACGGCGACGAGGACGACGAGGACGGCGGGGCGACCACCCCGCCGATCCGTTGGCTCGCCTTCCGCTGCGGCGACACCCGCGTATGGAGCCCTCCCACGGTCGGCGAGCAGGCCGTCGTGCTATGTCCGGACGGGCAGATCGGCGCCGCCATCGCGCTGACCGGTATCGAGCAGGACGCTTTCCCGCTGCCTGCCGCTGGGCTGGCGAATCTGATCGAGTTCAAGGACGGGGCTCGCATTGGCTACGACCCTGAAGCTCACGTGTTGACGGCCGTGCTGCCCGGTGGCGGGTCCGCCATCATCGAAGCGCCCGGCGGTCTGACCATTCGGGGAGACGTCACGGTGGAGGGGAAGATCACCGCGAGCGAAGACGTGCTGGCGGGCGACATCAGCCTCAAGAACCACAAGCACGGCAATGTCCAGGCTGGGACCGCTCAGACGGGCGGGCCAACCTAGGTCATGCCGGACGAATCAACGTCTGCTATTCATGATCCGTGGCCAACAGGGGACTTTCCGGTCACGCCCCCCACCCGGACGGCCAGCCTGGCGATCTGGGCTCCCGATAACGGCCATTCGTTAGGCGCGATCTTTCCGTTTCTCCGTCTCCGCGAGGCCATTTGGGGATGAGCAATCGGGAACAGGTTTGGGAAAGGCGGCGCACCCGGACGGCTTTCGGCTCGATCGCCGGGGAAACTGTCCCGCTATAGGTTCCCAATCGGGAAAGCCTACCTAACCTTGACAGTCAGTCAATAATACGCAATGCGTATTAAATGAGCGGTACTGATAGTCATGAGCCCGACGAGGCCAAGATCGTGCGGGCGGTACTCCGCTTGGCGCGCCGCTTGCGGCGGCCCGCTTCAGACGCGGAAGTGACCGGCAGCGGACTGGCGCTGCTCGCGTCTCTGCACCGGCAAGGTCCGATGAGTGCGGTCACGCTTGCGCGTAGCGAGGGGTTGCAGCCCCAATCCCTGAGCCGCCTGCTGGTCCGATTGGAGGATGCCGCGCTGATCGAGCGTCCGACTGATCCGGCCGATCGCCGTCGTCAGCTGATCGCCCTGACCGATGCCGGTTCCACGGCATTGCACCGGGCGATGGTTCGACGCCGTCAATGGTTGGCGGATGCGATGTCCAACCAACTGGATGCTGCCAACCGTCGGACTCTGCTTGCCGCATCCGACGTGATGCTCCGCCTTGCCGGCGAGACGCAGGAGGACAACCATGAATGAAGAACCAAACCTGATCGCGGTCGAGCCCCAACTTTTCGTGCCGGATTTGCATGCGGCCTGCTCGTTCTATCGCGATCGCCTCGGCTTCACGCTCATGTTCATGCACGGCGATCCGCCCTTCTATGCGCAGGTCAGGCGCGGCGGCGCTTGCCTCAACCTGCGGCATACAGACGGCCAAGTGTTCGTGGACGGCTTCCGTGGGCGGGAAGTCGATGCTCTTTCAGCCACCGTGACCGTTCAGGGTATCGAGGAGCTGGCGCGGACCTTCGAGGCCGCCGGTGTCGAGTGGCATCAGCGCCTCAAAAGGGAGGCATGGGGGGCGCGCACATTCATCCTCCGCGATCCCGGCGGGAATCTCATCGCCTTCGCCGAATAATCGGCCCAGCACCATCTTCACAAAACTCGATCCTTTTCGGGCAAGGCGGTGCCGACCTATGTCGGCTATCGCCATAGGTGTCCCGTAAGCGGACGGTCCGCAATCCACCAAATCCGGCCATACACCGCTCGGATCTGTGCTCCTGATAGCGGACGCTCATCTGCTTGGATTGGTCCGGGTAGCGCCGCTCTCTACCCCACCGGGCCCTAGATAAAAGCCCGCGCAAGGGGCTTTGATTTCTCCCATGATCGGGATGAACGCCACCACCGGGAAAGCCCTCGACGGTACTGCGCACCTTGCGCAGTCGATCGGCAAGATCCTGAGCACCCGGCTCGGTACCCGCGTCATGCGCCGCGACTTCGGCTCCGACGTCCCCAACCTCATCGACTATCCAGCCAACTCGGCCGGCGTGATGCTGCTGCGCGCAGCGTCGGCACTCGCCCTGCGCCGGTGGGAGCCGCGCATCGCGGTGGCCAGGATCGGCATCGCCGGCACCTTCGCGGACGGCAACCTCACGATCTCGATCGCCGGCAAGCGCACCGACGTCGTCGAGCCCAACGCGCAAGTCACCCTCTCCATTCCCATCGCCAGCTGAGGCAAGTCCCATGACCCACGGCCTGACCCTTACCGAATCGTCCGACAGCACCGTCACGGTCTCGCCGTCCAGCATGGCGGTGATCGGTCTGATCGCTACCAGCGAGGCCGGCGTCGGCGACGTCGCGGCCGACATCGACGCCGCGTTCCCCCTCAACACGCCGGTGCTCGTCACCAGCGTCGACGTCGCCGCCGGCAAGGCCGGCAAGCTCGGCACCCTGAAGAAGGCGCTCGAGGCGATCGGCGACCAGGCGAGCCCCATCGTCGTCGTCGTGCGCGTAGAGGAAGGCGCGACCGTCGCCGAGACCAACGAGAACGTCATCGGCTCCACGGACGGCAGCACCTATACCGGCCTGCAGGCGCTGCTCGCGGCCGAGACCCTGGTCGGGGTGCGCCCGCGCATCATTGGCGCGCCCGGCCTCGACACCCTGGCGGTGACCACCGAGCTGGTCATCACCGCGAAGAAACTGCGCGGCATGGCCTATGCCCGCGCGATCGGCGCCGACATCGCGGCCGTCGTCCTCTACCGCGACAACTTCGCGGCTCGCGAGCTGATGCTGATCTGGCCGGACACCAACGACTGGACTGGCGATGCTATCGCTCGCGCCCTCGGCCTGCGCACCCGCATCGACGAGGAGATCGGTTGGCACAAGACGCTGTCGAACGTCGCGATGGAGGGCGTGCTGTCGATCTCGAAGGACGTCCACTTCGACCTGCTCGACAGCTCGACTGACGCCGGTGTGCTCAACGACGCGCCGGTCACCACGATCATCCGCACCGACGGCACCCGCTTCTGGGGCAACCGCACCACGGCGGGTCCCGAGCAGCCGGACTTCGTCTTCGAGAGCGCGGTGCGGACCAGCTTTGCGCTGCAGGACGTGATTGCCACCACCATCCGCCCGTTCATCGATCAGCCCATTACCACGGGCCAGATCAAGAACCTGCTCGAGAAGGTCAACGCGGCGTTCCGCGCACTGGTCACTCAGGGCCGGATCGTCGGCGCCAAGGCGTTCTTCGATCGCTCGGCCAACACCTCGGACCAGCTCGCCGCTGGTCGCCCGACCTTCCGCATGCAGTTCACCGCCTGCGCGCCGATGGAAAACCCTCGGGTCAACCTGGTGATCACGGACTTCTACTACTCGGACTTCGCCGACCAGCTGGTCTGAGCCTGACCCCTCCCACTTTCTGAAAGGATCCGGCCATGGGTCTGCCGCGCAAGCTCATCAACCTCAACGCCTACGTCGACGGCGCCAGCTACCTCGGCATCGTCTCCGAGTTCGAACAGCCCAAGCTCGCCATTGCCACCGAGGATTGGCGCGGCGGCGGCATGCTGGGCCCCGTGAAGCTCGACATGGGCCTCGAGGCGCAGGAAGCCACCCTGACCATGGGCGGCCACACGGCGGCGCTAATCCGCCGCTTCGGCACCACGGCGGTCGACGGCGTCCCGCTGCGCCTGGTGGGCGCCTACCGCGCCGATGACGGCACCGCCGCGCAGGCGGTCGAGATCTTCATCGGCGGCCGCTTCTCCGAGATTGACGAGGGCAAGGCCAAGGCGGGCGAAGGCACCGAGCACAAGTACACCGTGCCGGTCGCCTACTACCGCCGCGAGGTGGACGGCGTCGTCGAGGTCGAGATCGACATGGTGGGCGGCGTGTTCATGGTCGACGGCGTCGATCGCTACGCCGAGATCATGTCCATCCTTCTGAGCTGACCCCAGCACCACAGTTCCACTGGGGCGGTCCTGTTGCGGGGCGCCGCCCTCGGTGGTGGGCCGGGGAGGACCGGCAAGCTCTTTCTCCCCCTCCCCGGCCTTATCCGCCCCGCTGACCAGGAGCCCCGCACATGGCCGACCAGACCGATATTGCCGCCACCACCGCGACCAAGAACCGCTTCGAGACCGTGACGCTGTCGGAGCCGATCGTTCGCGGCGAGACCAGGATCGAGAAGCTCAACATCCGCAAGCCCAAGTCGGGCGAGCTGCGCAACCTGTCGCTGCAGGACATCCTCGGCACCGACGTTACCGCCATGCTCAAGCTCATTCCCCGCGTCACCGACCCGCCGCTTACCCAGCCTGAAGCCGACGACCTGGAGCCGGAAGACCTGGCGGAGATCTGCGGCACCATTCGCGGTTTTTTTATGACGAAGATGGAGCTGGCAGCGATCGAGGCACTGATGGCGGAACATCGGCCCAGGACCTGATCGCCGAAATCGCCGCCATCTTCCACTGGCCGCTCAGCGAGCTGGCGGCGCTGTCGATCGATGAGCTGCTTGATTGGCGTGAGCGCGCGGTGGCGATCTGGAATCGCCAGCACGGACCTAAGGACGGCGAGACGTGAGCAACAAGCTATCCCTGATCGTGAACTTCCTCGGCGTCGACAAGATGTCTGGGGCGCTGCGCAACATCGTCGGCCTCGGCCGCAGCGGTTCGAAGTCGATCCGTGGGCTCACCGGTGAATCGAAGAAGCTCGAGCGCGAGCTGGCGAAGGTCCGCCGTCAGCTCGCCGGCAGCGCCGGCAACGTGACCGAGCTGATGAACAGCGAGCGCGCGCTCGAGCGCCAGCTGGCCCGCACCAACCAGCAGCTGCAACGCCAGCGCCAACTCGCGGCGATCAACGCCGACAGGATGGCGATGCTCAACAAGGCGCAGGAATGGAGGTCGGCGGGGCAGGATAACCTGCTCAAGGGCGCGGCCATGTCGCTGCCGCTGATCATGGCGACCCGGCAGGCGATGACCTTCGAAAGCGCTATGGCCGACGTGCGCAAGGTCGTGGACTTCCCCACGCCCAGGGCCTTTGCCCAGATGTCCACCGACGTGCTCGATCTCAGCACCAGGATCCCGATGGCGGCCGAAGGCATCGCCGCGATCGTCGCCGCTGCCGGACGCGCCAACATCCCCCGCAAGGAGCTGCTCCGCTTCGCTGAAGACGCCGCCAAGATGGGCGTGGCGTTCGACATGACCGGCGACGAGGCCGGCGGCATGATGGCGAAGTGGCGCACTGCGTTCTCGATGAGCCAAGGCGACGTCGTGCGGCTGTCCGATCAGGTCAACGCGCTCACCAATACCTATGGCGGCAACGCCACCGCCGTCTCCGGCATCATCACCCGGATCGGCGCGCTGGGCGAAGTCTCCGGCGTTGCGGCTGCGCAGGTCGGGGCAATGGCGCAGCTCCTCAACAGCGTCGGCGTCGAGGAGGAGGTCGCCGCCACGGGCATCAAGAACATGATGCTGACGCTGACCAAGGGCGAGGCGGCAACGAAGGGCCAGGCGGCCGCCCTCGACAGCCTCGGCCTCAAGACCACCGATCTTGCCCAGCGCATGCAGAAGGACGCCGGCGGGGCGATCACCGACGTGCTGCAGCGGCTCAGCAAGGTCCCGAAGTCGCAGCAGTCGGGCATCCTGACCCAGATTTTCGGATCGGAATCGGTAGCCGCAATCGCGCCGATGCTGACCAACCTCGACAAGCTGAAGGCGAACCTTGCGCTGGTGGGCGACAAGGCGCGCTACGCTGGCTCGATGCAGAAGGAATACCTGTCCGCCATCGCCACGACCGAGGGCGCCACCGGGCTCGCCATGAACGGGCTCAAGGCCCTCAACATCGAGCTGGGCCAGCAGCTGCTCCCCACCGTCGTCGAAGGTTCGCGCGCGGTACTGAGCATTTCCAGATCCGTGCGCGCATGGAGCGCCGAGAACCCGCGCCTTTCATCGGGCATTGTCACGGCGCTCACCGGGCTGGTCGCGTTCCGTATCGGCCTCGGCGCCGCGCAGTTCGCGATCGGCGGCTTGCTCGGCCCGTTCGCCCGGCTCATCCCGTTTTTCCGCAAGGTCGAGGGCGTCTCGCGAGCCGGCGCTCTGCTCGGCCGCTTTGGCAGCATCGCCATGAGGACGGCCGGATTCGCGGTGCGTGGCTTCGGCCTGATGCGGATGGCCGCCATGTTCCTCGCGCGGGGAGTCATGCAGGCCGGTTTGATGATGATGGCCAACCCGATCGTTCTGGTCATCACCCTGATCGTCGCGGCGCTCGCTGGCGCGGCGTACCTCGTCTACACCCATTGGGACGCGATCAGCGGGGCTTTCATGAAGGGCGTAGCCTGGGTGAAGTCGTCGGTGCAGGCGCTGCCCGACTGGCTGCGGAACATCGGCTCGATGATGATGCAGGGCCTGCTCATGGCCATCAACCCGATGGCGCTGGCGTGGAAGCTGATCTCGGTCGCGAAGAACGGTGTCGCTGCCTTCCGGAATTACCTCGGCATCAAGTCGCCCTCGCGCCTGTTCATGGCCATGGGCGGGCATGTCACCAGCGGCCTCGAGCGCGGAATCGACAAGAACCGCCACGGGCCGGTGCGCGCGATCGGGCGCATGGCCAGCGGCGTGGCAGCCGCCGGCGCGATCTCCCTTACGCCGATGGCCGCTGCTGCGCGCCCGGCCGGCGGGGCGACCGCAGCGGGAGGGTCCGCGCCGATCGAGATCCACGTCCACGGTACGCCCGGCATGAGCGTCGATGATCTGGCCGACGCTGTCGTCCGCAAGCTCGATCGGATTAAGGCCCAGCGCGGCCGCAGCAGCTACGAGGATCGCTGATGGCCTCCGCCCCCCTCATGTCGCCGGCCCGGCTCCTGACACTGGGCATGTTCATCTTCGGCATGGACACGGCCGCCTATTCCGACTTCCAGCGCAGCCAGGCGTGGCGGCACGAAGGCACAGATCGCCACATGGCCCGGCCGGCAACGCAGTTCGTCGGGCCGGGCGAGGACACTATCTCGCTGGCCGGGCTGCTCGTCCCCGAGGTCGCCGGTTCCTACGCCGCGCTGGATAGCCTGGTCGAGATGGCGGACACCGGCGGCAACTGGCCACTGGTCGACGGCGCCGGCCGGGTCCTCGGCCATTTTCGCATCGACCAGCTGGACACCACGCACCGCACGGTGATGGCTGGCGGTATCCCGCGCGCGGTCGATTTCCAGCTCCGCATCACGCGGGTCGACTGATGGCAGACGCGAACATCGCCGGGCTGCGGCTCACGCTGGACGGCGCGGATCTGGCGGACAAGATCAATCCGCGGTTCGTCGAGCTGTCGCTGTCGGAGAAGCGCGGCGGCGAGGCCGACGAGCTGTCGCTCACCCTGCAGAACGCGGACGGCAAGCTCGACATTCCCGAGCCGGGCAAGGTGTTGTCGCTCGCGCTGGGCTGGATCTCGGGCTCGAGCGTGCCTGTTGGCCTGGTCGACAAGGGCCGCTTCACCGTGGACGAGGTAGAACCGACCGGCCCGCCCGACCAGATCCGGATCACTGCCCGCTCGGCCGACCTCAACGGCGATTACCGCAAGCGGCGGACGCAGGTGTGGAAGGACACCACCCTCGGCGCGATCCTCGAGCAGATCGCGAGCCGCAACGCAATCACGGCGCAGGTCCACTCCGATCTCGCGGGCAAGGCCGTCGCGGCGCTCGACCAGCACGGCAAGAGCGACATGGTGCTCGTGAAGGATCTCGGGAGCCGCTACGACGCCGTCGCGACGTGGAAGGACCGCAAGCTCGTCTTCATGCCGATCGGCAGCACCACCACCGCCAGCGGCAGGGAACTGGCGGCCGTCACCCTGACCAAGCGCGATGGCTGGTCCTGGCGCTTCACCCGCGCCCAGCGCGATGACTACGACGGCGCCGAGGCCACCTGGCACGACCAGGACAGCGGGAAGCGCAAAAAGGTCTCTACGGGCGGCAGCAAGGCGAAGCGCCTGAAGCGGAATTATGCCAGCGAGGCCGAGGCGAAACAGGCGGCCGAGGCCGAGGCGTCGAAGCGCAAGCGGGGCGTCTACCAGTTCGAGTACGAGCTGGCTGTCGCCGACACCCGCCTGCAGACAAATCTGCGGGTGACGCTATCGGGCTGGAACCCGAAGATCGACGCCGTCCAATGGCTGGTGGCGTCGATCGATACGAGCATGGGCAACGCGGGCATCAAGCAGCGGATTTCGCTGGAAAGCGTTTAATTATTTCG